AACATTAGAAGATTCAAACATCTATCCAACTGAAACAGCACCTGAAGAGTTTAGTGGTAAACAAATTATTCTTAATTCAGGTAGACTTATATTTAATAGTAAGGAAGATGGAATTCTTGGTTTTAGTAACGGACCAGTAGATTTTTCAACACTAAATACTTTTGGTGTATCAGCTAAACAAGGGTTAAATTTATATTCACCTTTAATTAATATTGGTAGAGAAAATCAAACTAAAAATATAAGTTTAGAAAGTAATCAAGTTTTAATATCTGCATTTGATGGTAACATAACTAGTTATGCAAATAAAATAAATTTATTTGGTGATGGAACAAGGGATTCATCACCAGCTGTGAGAGGAACAGAACTAAGAGAATTATTGGAAGTAATAATAGACGTGTTAGGAACAACCACCAAAGCAGTTCAACAAATAGGAAGTGTGTTAGCTGCTACAGGAGCACCAGCACCAAATCCTGCATTATCTAAAATTACGATAGATATGTTAGAAACTTTTTCAAAAAGAATTGAAGTAAAACTTAATGTACCAACTCTATTGAGTAGGGTAGTAGAAATTGAATAAACAAAATAAGAGGTAATAATAATGACAAAGAAAGACCTTGTTAGAGTTATAAGAAAAATGGTTCGAGAAGAAGTTCAAAAGCAAGTAGGTAAGATACTTATTAGTGAGAAAACTTTCAAAGAACCAATTAGAAAAAAATACAAAACCAAACCCGTTAAAAAAACTTATAGTAAAGATAAGACATTGAACGAAGTGTTAAATGAAACTGTTGGTTTAACCCAATCAGAAAAAGAAGAATATCCTGATGTAGGTGGTAAAAAATATACTACAAGTAATATGACAAGCTTATTAGGTTATGGTGATATGGCATCTCCTGAATTACAAAGAGATAAGGTTGCAGCACAAACTTTAGCAGAAAAAGGTGTTACTCCAGACCAAGTTGGTGATGGAGTTGTTAACGCACTTACAAGAGACTATTCAGATTTAATGAAAGTAATTAATAAGGATAAATAATGGCATCAACCATAGAAACTAATTTAGATCCAAATAAAAGTATTGGCTTATCTTTCCCACTTGGGTTTGATGGTAACACTATGTTCAATCGAACAAAAACTGTAGAAGAACAAGCACAACATAATTTGAAAAATTTACTTTTGACAAATATAGGTGAACGACCACATCAGCCAGAATTTGGTTCAAGATTATTAGAAGTTGTATTTGAATTTAAAGATAATAATCAATGTGAAGAAGTAATAAATGAAGCCGTTGATAGATGGCTTCCCTATATAACAATAAATTCAGTTGAAACAACGGTTGATGAAGTAAATCCAAATAGATTGAATGTATCAATAGATTATTCAGTAGCAACAACTCCTGGAGCAACAGATCAAATAGTTTTAGATTTTAATACAGCTGCAGGATAGGAGAAGATAAATGCCAACAAACACAACTGGTCCATTAAAAGATGTATCTAAGGAAGTCAAGTATCTAAATAAAGATTTTGAGGGATTTAGAAACGATTTAATAGAATTTGCGAAAATATATTTTCCAAATACCTATAACGATTTTAATGAATCATCACCTGGAATGATGTTCATAGAAATGGCAGCTTACATTGGTGATGTTCTTTCTTATTATGTAGACAGTCAATTTAAAGAATCTATTTTAGCATACGCTGAAGAAAAAAGAACGATTTATAATATAGCACAATCTTTAGGATATAAACCAAAAGTTAGTTATCCTGCGACAACTGTATTAGATGTATATCAAACTGTACCTGCTACAGGAGCTGCAGATAGTGTAAGACCTAATATGAATTATGCTTTAACTGTTACAAGCGCAACTAAAGCAAAATCAAAATCTACAGGTAAAACTTTTAGATTTATGGATGATGTAAATTTTAAATATTCGGGTTCTAATGATCCAACTACAGTTTCTATATTTGAAACATCAGCTAATGTTCCAACAAAATATTTGTTAAAGAAAAGAGTAAGAGCTATTAGTGGTGATACTAAAGAAGAACTTTTTACTTTTACTTCTGCAGTTCAATATGATAAAGTAGTATTAGGTAATCCAAATGTTATAGAAATCCTTTCAGTAACAGATAGTGATGGTAATAGTTGGTATGAAGTTCCTTTTTTAGCACAAGATACAATATTTGATGAAGTAGAAAATACATCCGCAAATGATTCTGATTTAACACAATACAATGATACAGCACCTTATTTATTAAAGTTAAGAAAAACACCACGAAGATTTACACCTTTTATCAGAGATGATAATAGAACTGAAATGAGATTTGGTGCAGGTGTTTCAGATAATCCTGATGAAGAGATTGTACCAAATCCAGATAGAGTTGGTTCATCATTAGCAAGTGGTGTTAGTAAGTTAGATACTGCATTTGATCCCGCAAACTTTTTAAATACAAGAACTTATGGTTTAGCACCATCTAATACAACATTGACAGTAAAGTATACAACAGGTGGTGGTATAGAAGATAATGTTCCAGCGAATGATATTAAAAATTTAAATGATGTTACATATGATATTGATGATTCTGCTTTAGTAACGGCTACGGTACAAGATGCAAAAGATTCAGTAGCAGTTAATAATCCTGATCCCGCTACAGGTGGTAGGTCAGGTGAATCATTGTTAGAAGTAAAGAATAATGCACTTGCTTATTTCCAAGCACAAAGTAGAGCAGTTACAAAAGAAGATTATATGATAAGAGCATTATCGTTACCACAAAGATTTGGAAACATAGCAAAAGTTTATATAGTTCAAGATGAACAATTAAATCAAGCTGAAGAACAAGTTCAAGAGGATATAGGAGCTGAAGCACCACCAATTGAAGAACAAATAGAAGATATAAGCCCATTAGTTCAAGAAGCGACAGATTTAAAAACAGCACAATTAGAAGCTAAAATTCAAAGTCCTGCAAAAGTTAGGGAAGTAATAGCAAAAGCTAGAATGACTTCACCTAAAACAGTAGAAGAAGTATCAGCAGATCCGATTGGTAGAAAAGTACTACCGACTGCACCTAAACGTCCAGTGGTAAAACGAAATACTAGTATAAAAAATCGTATAAAAAGTAGAGGAGGATTCTAATGGCTACTAAAAAAGCATCAAGAATACCTAATCCATTAGCATTGAATATGTATGTGTTAGGATATGACGCAAAGAAAAAATTAACAAATTTAAATCAAGCTGTTAAAGAAAATCTAAGAACTTATCTTGGACAATATAGAATGGTTACTGATGCGATTAATATTAAAAATGCTTATATTATTAATATAGGTGTTCAGTTTAGTATTATGACAAGACCAAATTATAATAAGAATGAAGTTTTAGTTAGAGCTATAGAAACGGTAAAGACATTTTTTAACATAGAGAGGTGGCAAGTAAATCAACCAATAATTTTATCTGATTTAGTTTATAAACTAAGTTTAGTTGATGGTGTATCAGCAGTAGTTCCACCTGTAGAAAATAATAAACATTCTTTACCAGTTGTAATAACAAACAAATATAAAACAGCAAATGGTTATTCTGGCAATCTATATGATATAGATGCAGCTACAAAGAATGGTATTATATATCCATCATTAGATCCTTCAATCTTTGAGTTGAAATATCCAGGTTCAGATATTGAGGGTAGAGTAGTAGGAGATAACTAATGCATTATTTTGAATTCGCTACAGCAGACGCAACATTATATGAGGGTGAAGCTACACAATCCATAAATACAGGATTAGATCCAATACTTGAAGTTCGTAAAGATATGAATCCTACTGGAACTACAATAAATGTATCAAGAGCATTAGTTAAATTTAACTTACTCTACATTAGCGCTTCAGTTCAAAATGGTTTAATACCAAAATCAACAAAATATTATTTAAATTTATATGACGCAGGTTCGTCAGACTTACCATCTTCACAAACACTTTATGGTTATCCTGTAAGTCAATCTTGGACAATGGGTGATGGAACTTATCATTCTAATCCACAAATAACTGAGGGTGTTAGTTGGAGATATAGAGATGGTGAAAATGATGCAACACAATGGATAAGTGGAAGTAACAATACTGGTGGAACTTGGTTTAGTGGTAGTTATGCAGCTGGAACAAGAAACTTTACTTGTTCTTCTTCTTTAGAATATGAGACAACTGATATCCGTATGGATGTAACTGATATAGTTCACGCTTGGATATATAGTGGTTCTTCATATGCTAATGAGGGATTCATGGTAAAAAGAAGTGGTAGTGTTGGAAATGTAACAAGTGGTAGTGGAGTTCAAGAGGGCGATAGTGTTCGATATGGACA